TTCGGATATTTTCATAACGTAAGGCCAGCCCCAAGTGTTGATATGCTCCCAAGTCCTGCCCGGGATGGTAAGCTGTGATGAGCTGACGTATTCCACGGGCGTGAGCAAGGGAATGTCGCGGTAGGCAACGTTGTGGATCGCGTTGTGGTCCCCGGTGCAGTATGCTTTCCATGCTTTAACGGTTCCTACGTAATCCTTTGTCTTGGCAAGCCGATTCATCACCACGCGGATTTCATCAATAGTACCTACATACATTTTGTCGAAAGAACAGAAGGCCGGAACCGCCGGGTCGTAAAGATTGAGGTTGAAATACTGTTCAGCCATTCTGCTCCTCCTTAATCATGGTCTGGAGCCATTCGTCGGATTCAAACTCATCGTACAGAAAATGCATTTTGTCGATTCGTTTGTCAATGTGCCAGTGGCCGCAGAACCAGGCTTTGTAGTCGACGGATTCTTCGATTGTGTCGAGCCATTCCTCGGTACTGGAATCTACCTCTGATTGGTCGATTCCGGGCAAAAAGGCCTCCCGGGGTTCGTATTTGAACGGACAAGTATGCGATAGGATCACGTCAAGGCCACTGTTGGCCACACGTCGCCCCACACGGGCTTTTATTTCCTCGGAGGGCTGTTCATCCGCCCACCAACCATAGCCCCGAGAAAGGCGGTAATTTTTGTCCACGGAAAAGGCACCGCCGATGACCAGATATCTGACACCATCGATGACATAAATATTCCCGTCCCGGGCAAAGAGCAAGTTCGGATATTCCTCCTCGTACCAGACGGGACCGTCATTCCATTCTTTTGCTTTGTAGCTGGGAATGTTTGCCGGGCGCTGCTCGTGGTTACCGTGGATACAGAATATTGTGGGAGCGAGCTTGGCAATCTGTTCTTTGAATTGCTTGTCTCGCTTGCCGCCGTAGTAGTTGGCTCCAACGTCGCCGAGGATTACTATGGTGTCTTTTTCGGTAAGTTCCATGTACCGACAGAAGACCTGCAGTTTGAAGGGCGATCCATGGATGTCGCCAGTGAAATAGACCATGATTTTTCCACCTTTCCATCATAAGATTATACATATATAATTCGAAAAATCTCGTTTTTCCCGAAAATGTAATAGGTTTCGGCAAAAATGTAAACGTTGAATTTGACCAGCAGTGGGATTTCTGACTTGTGGTATATTGAGGCCCTGCTGCCCCGGCCATATAATTATCTTGTCTTCGTGAAAGGTCGGTTCCTTCGGAGTGACTCTTTTGTGGCCACTGCAGCATCGAGCAGGACCCGGCGCTCGTACTCATTGCAATCAGCGAGGAGCCGGGCAAACTCATGATTGGAGACCTTGATGGTATTTTCCATACTGTCCACCAGGAGTTCATCAGAGGATACGTTGAGCGCATTTGCCAGGGCGACCAGGGTTTCGAGACTCATGCTTTTGCTCCCGGTTTCTATACAAGAGATGTACGAGGGTGAACGGTCTATGAGCTCCGCAAGCACCATCTGCGACAAGCCCCTCCGTTTTCGGATTGCCCGGACCTTCTTTCCGATGGCAATATAGTTTATAACCATAATTATAGCCTCCAGACTAAATTTTTCGCCTTTTATTATACCCATAGGCTGCACTATAGTCCATAGGTTATAGAAAAATTTATCTGTAGTTGTTATAATAATTCAAAAATTAAGCCTATAGGCAGTTCCGGAGGGACAAAATGAATATCGAAGAACAAGATTTTTATCAGAAAGTCGGCGCCCGGGTCCGGGAAATTCGTACCCAGAAGAAATTGAGCCAGAGCGAGCTGGCAGTCAAAGCCTCTCTTTCATTGCCCCACATCAGCGCAATTGAGCTCGGCAAGAAAGCCATGAAGATCGAAACGCTGGTGAGAGTTGCTGAGGCTCTTGAGGTTTCAACCGATTATCTGCTCCGCCCGAACAGCCCGGCGGTGAACACAATCTACCCGAAGGAGTTTGAAGAAGTCCTTGGAGATTGCTCACCAGATGAGGTCGAATCGATTGTCAAAGTCGCAAAGGAAATCAAGTCCTCCCTTCGAAAAGCAAAGAATAACTGATCCACAGCGGACCGGGTTTTAAGCCTGGTTCGCTATTTTTTTCGCTAAACTTCACCCACAGTCAAGTTCTTGACTTGTGGGTTATTTATTTTCTGGCGGTATGTTCTTATACTTTTTGTACGCGGCATTAGGTAAGTTTCTGGAATGTACTCATTCCCGGGGGCCAAAAGCGTGAAAGAGGTAATTGAATGGAATTCGTAGAACCGGAGCGCTGGTGCTCAATGAATGAGATCGCCGAGTTCCTCGGGATCACAAGAGATACTACTCTTGCATGGATCGAAAAGCGCGGGATGCCGGGTGTAAAAGTTGGCCGAACTTGGAAGTTCAAAATCAGTGAAGTTGATGCCTGGGTCCGGTCACAGAATGGACAAAACGATTCACGACAGGAGGACTGAGAATGGACGAAATCGATGTCTATGAAAAAATGAGTGCGATTGCCGAAACGCCTCAATTCTCGATGATCTTCGGCACAGAAAATGAGCAGTCGAGGTTGATTGCCGAGCATAAGAATTGGTTGAAGGAAATACGCCACGAGCGACCGAACCCGGGGGCTCACTTCAAGGTCGGCATATACATTCGCTATTTCAACCAGACGAAATACGAGAACTACCTCTCATACCACAAGAAGCAGTTTGCGGACACCGTTGCGCTCTGCCCCAATTGGGACCTTGTTGGCTTTTATATAGATGAAGGCTCCTCGGCCCCGAACATGGAAACCGCGCCAGAATGGAGCCGCCTGCTGCAGGATGCCTTTGATGGGAAGGTCGACTTGATCATCACTCAAAAGGTGTCCAATGTAACAAGGAAGATGCATGAGATCACGATCCTGGCAAGGTTGCTGGCCGCGCAAAAGCACCCCATCGGGATTTACTTTATTTCCGAGGACATTTTCACCCTGGCTTCCTATTACCAGGAAGACCTAAAGGATACGACCTTCTTGCCGAGCCCGGATTGGAAACTGCTCCCCGACGACCCGGAGGTGAATGCCGATGATTGATAATGACAAGAAGCAGCAAAAGGCCGAACAGAAGGAGCGGGTCCGTCAGAGAATGCGCGTCAAAGTCGACGCAGAAAACTACGAATACATCCCGGCCAAAGAGCAGGTCGATTACTACAGTACTGATGTCCACCAGCGGGTTGCGATTTACGTGCGAGTTTCGACCGATGACGTAAGGCAGACCACCTCTTTCGAACTGCAGCAGAAATACTACGAAGACTTCGTCAAAGGCCACCCCAATTGGGAGCTTGTCAAGATTTATGCCGATGAAGGAATCAGCGGGACCTCGCTCAAACATCGTGATCAGTTCGTTCAAATGATCAGCGATGCGAAGGCTGGAAAGATCGACTTGATCGTCACCAAAAGCGTATCCCGTTTCGCTCGAAACGTGGTTGACTTTGTGGGAATGGTTCGGGACCTTGCTGAGCTTCGTCCCCCGGTCGGTGTGTTCTTCGAATCAGAATGTATCTTCTCATTGAATGACGATTCGCAGATGGCGCTCACATTCCAGGCGACCATGGCAGAAGAAGAATCGCACACCCGTAGCCGCAGCATGGAGACTTCTCTCCGGATGCGACTTGATAATGGTATCCCGCTCACTCCGAAGCTCCTGGGGTATACACACGATGCAGACGGCAATCTGATCATCAACCCCGAGGAAGCACCGACGGTGAAGCTTGCATTCTATATGTATTTGTACGGATACTCCACACAGCAAATAGCAAACGCCTTCATTGCCTTGGGTCGGAAGTCCTACCTTGGAAACATCAAATGGACCTCCGGCGGCATCGTTCAGATTCTCCGAAACGAGCGGCATTGCGGTGAGGTGTTGACTCGTAAGACATTCACGGAAAACTATCGAACCCACCGGACACTTCGAAACCGGGGCGAAAAGCCGCAAAGCAGATACTTGAACCACCATGAGGCCATTGTGTCTCGGGATGACTTCATCGCCGTTCAGCGCTTGCTGGATAACGCGAAGTACGGAAACAAGACCATTCTGCCGGAGCTGCGAGTTATCGATAGCGGCATTTTCCGTGGATTTGTTATAGTTAACCCCCGCTGGTCCGGCTTCAAAGAACCGGAGTATTACCAGGCAGCCAAAAGTGTGTATCTGGCCGATAATCCAGATGCTGAACTCCCAGACTCCGAACTCACCGAGGTGGAGATTGAATCAAGCCCCGGGGACTTCGATTTACGCGGTTTTGAAATTGCTCGATCCGAGTTTTTCGACTTCGCAAAGCGTCCGGTTGTTACATTTGAAAATAAGAAAATGAAGTTCAGCGCCGAATGTGTACATAGGTTCGGCGAGCGCAATTCCATCGAAATACTCATCAACCCAATAACTCGGAAGATTGCAATTCGGCCTACTGAGAAAACGAACAGGAATGCCGTGGTGTTCTCCACGCTGTCAAACAAGGTCTATCATCCCCGGCTGATTCCGACAGCGGCATTCAGCGATACACTCTTCTCACTGTTCGGGTGGAACAAGGATTACAAGTACCGAATCATCGGCTCCATATACGAGCAGGACGGAGAGCTCGCATACATTTTCGATGTTGAGAACTCCGAAGCGTACTTCAAGTCATACCTGGTCTCCTCCGGCGGAGCCGAAACGCAACCGCTCACAGCATCAAGGAATCACATTCGAGCAATACCGCAAGAGTGGACGCGGTCTTTCGGAAAGCAGTTCTACATCCATGAGCAGTCCCTGGCTGCCCTGGAAAGTCAGAGCGAGGCCGATTGGATGTTGCGCTTGGAAGGACAACTTTTTGAAACCGGGAAGCGCCCCAACGTCACCCCTTTCGAGGAATTACGCCAGTACATCAAACAAGAATTACAAGGGATAACACCCCAGGAGGTAAACGATGAACGAGAATGAAGGTCGGCAGTTACTGTCGGAACTGTTAAGTAAAGTAAATGCCTCGGGTCCGGAGAACTTTGATGAGGTCCCCGTCGAGGAGAGTGCGGCCAGCCTGGTCGCTGGTAAAGATGATGAAATCATCGAGCTTGGAGAATCATTTGATTTCAATGGATTCCAGGTTGTACGTCGAGAGTTCTTCGCCCATTTGCGGGAACCCTCGGTTACGTTCAATAACTGTAAGTTTTTTGCAAACGCAGCTTGTCTCGCTCGGTTCCCGAAAACGGACTATGTCCAGGTGCTCGTGAACCGGGAATCTAAGATTTTGGCTTTACGTCCTTGCGAAGAAGGCGCCCGGGACTCATTCCTTTGGTGCAGTGTTTCAAAGGGTAAGCGGAAACCGCGTCAGATCACCTGCAAGCTGTTCTTTGCAAAAATCGTCTCGATGATGGACTGGAACCCCGACTACCGTTATAAGATGCTCGGTCGGTTGATCCACGCCAACGGCGAGTTCCTGCTCGCTTTCGACCTCACCGCCACGGAGGTGTATAAAAAGACCTTTGTGGAAGGAGAAAAGCCGAAAATTTCCAGAACCCCGGTATTCCCGGCCGGATGGCAGGACCAGTTCGGCTTGCCTTATGACGAGCACAAGCAGTCCATGCAGATCAACATCTTTGATGGGTACGCGATATACGCCATCAAAGAAAACGACTCCCAGGGCGGAGAAAACAAAAATGAAATGGAGGGACGGCCAATATCGCAGGCATTAGTCCCAAGCCAACAATAGGAGGTAACTTGAAATGAGCGATCAAACCAGATCCACCGTAACAATTTCCGTAGACCTTAAGAAATACCGTATCCGCATCTTCAAGGCGCTTATTCATCAGATGGGCGATGCGAAATATGTACAGCTTTTAGTCAATCCGGAAGAAATGGCCGTGGCACTTGTTTTCGCTGAAAAGGAAAGCTCCGGGGATCAGACTCACAGATTAAGCTTGAGCACCCTGGCTTCCGATAATTCCGTGGAGATATATAGTCGTCCATTCATCGACAAACTGTGCGAGGTAGTCGGAGGGCTCAACGGCGGCCGTTCATACCGCTTGACCGGGACAGCTATGCCCGCCGAGAAGGTGGCCGTATTTTCGTTGAAAACAATAGTGCCGATTACGAAACAGGAGTGAAAGAATGGAATTTAAGCGTTTACAGACTCTGAAAATTGACAGGGAATTTAAGAATCTGATACGCCCACTTCGCAAAAGAGAATATCTGCAATTGGAGCAGAACCTCATCGCTTATGGGTGTATCGACCCGATAATTACTTGGAACGGATATATCATAGACGGCCACAACCGATACGATATATGTCACCGCCACAACATCCCATTTACAACCCTCGCCATGGAATTTTCCTGCCGAGAAGAAGCCATCGCATGGATATGTGCAAACCAGCTCGGGCGCCGCAATATTACTGAAGAAAC